ACCTTGCAGTAGAAGTAGCTGCAATTATACACTGACCATACTTCCCGTACTGTCTAACGATACAGACATAGCGATTTATCAACGTAACTGATACACCCTTCAATGCCCGTTCTTGAGATATTGTTAGGGGTGGGGGGATTTCTTCTTCCCACCATCGCAGGAGGTGTGGCGCACCTTCTCGACAAACACAAAAATTTTAAGTGCGACCATTTAGAAGACGAGGCCCGCGGAACCCTTGAAATCCTCGAAAATCCAGCTGTAGCCGACCCAGACTTATTCACTCCTGATATGACACCCGAGGAGACTAGGGAAGCAGAGCTGGAGGCGGACTATCCGCTTGCAACCGAGGAGGACTTAGGCCGTTACGCGGCTGCCGTACACCAAACATTGAGGAATGAAAACTATTGGATTCCCGCCATTGTTACACCTGATAGGGCCAACACCGATGCAATGGTTGTTGCACTCAATCGCATATTGGCTAGGAAACGCGGACTCAGAGATAAAGACAAAATGAGAGTCCGAGCTTTAGTGTCTGCGTTGGCCTTTGTTCCAACTCGATGGGAGGTGCACTGCAGGAGGCTGGCTAGCTCTGTCCCCGTTCAAGATAGAATAGCTATGATTAGGGATGCAGAGAGACCAGTTCGAAGGTATTGGTTTGAACGTCTCCGAAATACGTTCTCCCGGCGTGATATGCGATTATCACATAACGCCAGGAGAATAGTTAGGGTCAACGGTGGTGTCGTGGAGGCAGCCGTGGCTGAGATCATTGGAGGCGTGAATGACCACGTCGAGGGGGGGCCAAACGGCGTTAATGAGGGACCATTAGGGTGGGAAGTTGCTGGCGCGTTGCCTGCGTTTGCCACCCCACCTGGTACCCCTGACAACGCCGAATAGGCACGTGTAGTGCGTGAATCAGGGTGGAATTGCAAACCTACAACTCTTACCCATCCTGATGTCAAGGTCAAGCACCACACTGATCGGAAAAAGAGTAGTAGGAAAATCACTGCGGTCTCCTCAATGCGGCCGAGTGTCAAGCTTGTAGTACCGTTGAACAACATGAACAACGGGTACAGGGCCCTGATTGAGCGGCAGTTCTACGTTAAGGACAGAGTCGTCGGGTTTGTGGAACCAGACCCGGTGCCGCTACATGTCTTCGATTGGCAGTTGTGGTATCAACTCATGAGGCTAAGGAGCCGCGTGTTTATCCCCATTATGACGTATCAGCAGTTTATTGACGCTGCGTCTGGGCGTAAACGTAGGACCTACGCCAATGCTGTTGATAGTCTAAAACGCCGACCGATAACAAGATCTGACTCCCACATATCTTTCTTTGTTAAATGTGAGAACACCAATCTGACTGCTAAGCCGGATGCAGTGCCTCGGGCTATCTGCCCGCGAGGACCCCGGTATTGCGTAGAATTAGGCAGGTATATCAAAGCCATAGAACGCACAATTTATAAGTCGATTGATGAAATGTGGGGTGAAGTTGTAGTGATGAAGGGGAGAAATGCAGTAGAGCGAGCGAAAGTATTGAGGGAAAAGTGGGATTCATTTAGTGACCCTGTTGCAATAGGTTGTGACGCCACACGCTTTGATCAGCATGTTAGCGTGGGTGCACTTGAATGGGAACACTTGGTGTATAGATCCTACTTCCCTCATGATCGGAAACTCGCCGAACTGCTCCGGTGGCAGTTGCGTAACAAGATTTATGGAAACTTCTGCGATGGCTCGTTCAAGGCGAGCTTACGCGGGCACCGGATGTCAGGTGACCCCAATACTGCTTTGGGTAACACCTTGTTGATGTCGTCAATGCTCCATGCATTCTTATTTGGCTTGAGATTTAGGTCTACCATCGTCAATGACGGTGATGACAGTGTAATATTTCTTGAGCGGAAGAATGCCCAATACATATATGAGAATATAGAACCATGGTTCAGGAGGCTAGGATTCCGGATGGAAGTTGAAGCTTTGGTGGATGAATTTGAAGCTGTCGAATTCTGCCAAGCTCATCCTGTGTGGAATGGAATGTGCTGGACAATGGTTCGTAACCATTACGTGGCTAGAGCGAAAGATTTGACAACATACAAGGTTTATACCGAAGGGGAGTTTTGGAGTTGGTTGGGTGCAGTTGGACAAGGTGGGATGAGTATGAGCGGTGGCATTCCTGTGTTTCAGGAGTTTTACCAGTGTTTGATTAGATCATCGGCTGGGTGGGCAATCAAACATGCCATAGATGAGTGGTCCGGTTTGGGATACTTATCACGTGGGCTATCTACATCATACACCGAAGTTACTGATGCGGCGCGAGTGTCTTACTATATTGCATATGGTGTCCCTCCTGATGTCCAGCGACATATTGAGGAATACTACCGGAATATGAATATAGTGTATACAAAAGGCGTGTACCCGGAACTTGACGATTTCTCACACCCAAATGATCTCGCCTATCGCCTCCTGGCAGGAGAGCGTATACCCTGGGCGTAGTGATGGGGTCACACACCACTAAGCGAACCAAAACACTTAGTGTGCTAACCAGAATGCCAAGAGACTGCACGGCTTTGGCTAGTGCTGTTGATCAGCACTAGTTGGTGTGTGATGTACAGTCCCATAACCTGTGTGGTATCCCATACTAACAGGAGTTCCAATTGGTGATTTAAATGGCTCGTAAATCATCACAGAAGAAATCACGTCCTAGCTCTACAAGGAAAACCCGGAAGGAAGCGCGTATAGCGCAAACTTTATCCCATAATGCTAGTGTTGAGGGGATTACTAAACGCCTTGGTTCTTCCACACCTTTTGCTGACACAGGTGGGACCATTGGCGGATCGATGTTTGGACCGATTGGCAAGAGTGTTGGCCGTTGGTTGGGGCAAGGTGTCGGAATGCTGTTCGGTAGTGGGGATTATAAAGTCTCTTCTCCTGTTGATTATAATGTTCTTTATAACAGCAATCAAATTCCGAAATTTGCATCCAACAAATTTGCTAACATGGTTTGTCACCGAGAATATATAGGTGATGTCACCGGTTCCTCGTCTTTCCAGTTGCAATCCTATCCACTGAATCCTGGTGTTGACTCCACCTTTCCGTGGTTGTCCACTGTGGCACAAAATTATGAGGAATATAAGTTCCACGGGTTAGTATTTGAGTTCAGGACCACGTCATCAGAGTACAACACCTCCACCGCTGCGCTTGGTGCGGTAATATTGGCAACACAATACAATGCATCGTCGGCCAACTTTACTAGTAAGCAACAAATGGAAAATTATGATTATGCCGTTTCAGCTAAACCAAGTTTATCAATCATGCACGGTGTTGAGTGTGCGCGTAGTACCAACGTGGTCAATGAGTTATATGTGCGCACAGGGTCCGTACCTTATGGTCAGGATATTAGGTTGTATGATTTAGGGGAATTTCAGTTGGCAACCGCAGGAATGTCAACCAGCTATGATGTTGGAGAATTGTGGGTTAGTTATTGTGTGGAACTGCTAAAACCGAAAGTACCGTCAACCCTGGGAGGGGTTGTCGGCACTGGTCACATCGGTCGCAGCTCTTTCAGCAATACCAACCCACTAGGAAGCATTGGAATTTTTGCCGTTGGAAATTTAAATCCTTCTTGCACTTCCACTGTGCTTTCCTGGACTGCCAACATCAATACTCGTTACATGGTCACGTTTGATTGGGTTGGTGGTACGGCTGTCACTGCCGTAGCACCAGTGCCGTCGTCGTCAACGTTGACGTTTGTAAATGGCTGGCAAGACAACTCGTTTGGAAGCGGTGGTGTTAATACAGCACCAGCACCATTTGGTGGCACCAACAATACGACCCAACTTCATCAGGCAGTGGTGGCGCAGGCTACTATTGAGGGGACTGTATCGTTAACGATGCCAACTACTGGCACGTTGCCCACTTCCCCGACCCAACTGGACATATACATATTTGAAATTGATTCTTCAGTGAGTATTTGAGTGAGTAAGAAAATTCATGAGTGCACACAACGCGGCTGAGACGTGCCCGGCTAGCCACCGCCCACGCAAGATGGTGTAATGATGTGCACACGAACCGGAATACAAAATTTGAAAAATGTTAAAATCACAAAAATAGTAAATAGGCGCCACCTAAATGGCATCGCGTAACCTTGCTGGTCAAGGAGCGTATTACTGATCATCCCCACAAGACAATCCCTTGTTGGGGCTTACGGTGTAGGATGACACCTATACTACTAAGACGAAGTCTATTAGTTGGCGGGCCGGGTTTAGTCACCGGGGGCCCCGCGCGAACGTGGAAAGACCACTAAACACACTGTCCTT